AGTAATTCCACTTCGCCAAAATTAAAGGGTCTTTGCTTGGGGGTATCCAACCAAGACGCTTCCAAGTTCGTTGTACGCTTGTGGCGCTTGACGGTGCATAGGCAGAATCGCCCTCTTTCAGTTCTAATTCATTCATTTTTGATTCTCTACAGTGTTAAGGAAAGGTGATTGTACACCCGTTAAATTAAAATGTACAATTGGTTTTCTTTGGAGGGTTTATGAAATTAAAAGAGTACCTACAGCAACATGGCTCAATTGAGGCTATGTCAAAAACGCTAGGCATCAGCCGAACGTGGCTGTCCTTAGTCGTGAACGGTCATCAACCTCCAAGCGCGGTGTTGGCGATCAAGATTGAGGCAGCTACGAAAGGCAAGATTACCCGCGAACAACTTCGACCCGACTTGTACAGGAAAGCTAAAAAATGATTATTGATCCAAAACTAAAAGCGTACATTCGACCATTAAGCGAAAACGAATATCAAGCACTTGAATCTAGCATTTTGGCTGATGGTTGCCGCGATGCTTTGGTGGTGTGGGATGGCATTCTGATTGACGGTCACAATCGTTATTCAATTTGTACCAAGCATGAACTTGAATTTGATACTGTTGAGATGGCTTTTAAAAACATTGACGAAGCCAAAGAGTGGATGTTGCTCAACCAATTAGGGCGGCGCAACTTGTCAGACTATGACCGCACCGTGCTTGCGCTCATGCTTGAAGACCTGTACGCATCCCGTGGGAAAGAGAATATGTCGAAGGGTGGGAAGAAAGGTTTGACAACATTGTCAAACCTTAACCCAGTCAACACTCGCAAGGAAATCGCACAGATTGCAAATGTTTCTGAAGGCACGGTCGGCAAAGTAAAGATTATTCTAGAAAAGGGTACGCCTGAACTTTCTGCGGCGATTTCTAGCGGCGCAATAAGCATCAACAAGGCTTACAGCACCATCGCACCTAAGCCTGCAGCACCTAAGCCTGCAGCGACAAAGAAGGCTGCACCAAAGAAAGTTGATCCTGAAGAGTACACTGCGGAAAAGTTTGAATTAGACAATGCCCACAATGCCATTGCAACGCTGCAGCAAGAGAACCAGTCGTTGAATGACAAGTTGGCAGTCAATTCGATTGACGGCAGCGAAGAAGAGAAGTTATCAGCAGAAAAAATCATCAGCGATTTGCGCGATCAGATCGTGACGTTGAACAAAGAAATTGAATCCATCCGTGCCAACCGCGATACCTATCTGACTGAAAACAGCGAAATGAAAAAACAGATCAAGTATTTGCAGAAGCAACTTAAAAAAGGCGACTAAATGTTTGATATTGATGAACGACTCTTTCCTTATCAGAAAGAGGGTATTGATAAATTGCGCGAAGGAATCAGGAAAGGTCACCGTTCACAACTCTTGTACGCCCCTACGGGGGCGGGTAAGACGGAAATGGCGATTGCCTTGATGGAATACTCACGGCGTAACGGAAGTCGCGCTGCGATGATCCTAGACCGTATCGTGCTGTGCAATCAAACCTCAACACGGCTTGACACCTACGGGATCGGTCACGGCGTGTTGCAGGCGGGGCATTGGCGCTATCGACCATACGAAAAGATTCAAGTGTGTTCGGCGCAAACGCTTGAGAAGCGCGGCAGCTTCCCCGGACTCCAGTTGCTGATCGTTGATGAAGCGCATCAGACCCGCGAGAAGACCAAGGAGTTCATCGCCAACAACCCCGAAGTCAAGGTGATCGGTCTGACTGCCACGCCGTTCACCAAGGGGCTTGGGCAGGTTTACAGCCATGTGGTCAATACGGTTACCACCGAAGACTTGGTGCTGAGTAAGAATCTTGTTCCGTTGCGCGTGTTTGTGGCAAAAGAAATTGATATGACTGGGGCAAAAAAGGTTGCAGGGGAATGGTCAGATAAAGAGGCGACTGAGCGCGGCATCAAGATCACAGGTGACGTTGTAAGCGAGTGGGTGCGCATGACGCATGAGATTTACAAGATGCCCAAGAAAACGATTGTGTTCTGTGCATCGGTCGCGCACGGTGCTGACTTGGCGCAGAAGTTTCAGGAGGCGGGGTACAACTTCATACCCATTTCATACAAGGATGACGATGAGTACAAGAAGCAGGTGTTTGAGGACTTCGCACGCCCTGACACTGGCATTCATGGTTTGATCGCGGTTGACATCTTGACCAAGGGGTTTGACGTTGCTGACGTTTGCATTGGGGTCAGCGCCCGACCATTCTCAAAGTCGCTGTCATCGCACATCCAACAGATGGGTCGCGTCATGCGCAGCCACCCAACAAAAGAGTTTGCTGTGTGGATCGATCACTCAGGAAATTACCTGCGGTTTAAGGATGACTGGGATGACGTATACGCAAACGGCTGCGGTGAGTTGGATGATGGTCGAGAGAAGACCAAACCTGAGTTGACTGAAAAAGAGAAGAAAGCATCAAAATGCCCGAAGTGTGGTCACCTGTGGGGTGCGTCAGACGTATGCTCACACTGCGGTTTTGTGCGCGTGCGCGTGAACGAGGTGTTGGTCAAGGCGGGTGAGTTGGAAGAACTTGGCACGACCAGTAACGAGGCTGTCGCGTACCGCCGACAGTTTCACTCAGAGTTGTTGGGATACGCGAACATGATGGGGTATCAGGCGGGGTGGGTGTATCACCAGTTTAAGAAGAAGTTTGGGTTAGAACCACGGGCGATGACTCATGTTGCAGCCACGCCATCACCTGAAACAATTGGGTGGATTAGGCACACTTTAATAGCGTACAGAAAAGCGACACAGAAATGAATTTTATAGACTTTGCACGGGCGCACGGTTTGATTGTGCGTGACGTTGATGTTGGTCGATGGGTGCGCGTTCCAACCGTGGATCACCCACACAGCAAGAATGGCGCGTACAAGTTCATGGGTGATGTGGGGTTCGTTCAGAACTGGGCTGAACAGACTGAGGTTGTGGTTTGGAAGCCTGAAAAGAATTACGTCATTGACCCAAAGGTGGTTCTCAAGGCGAAGACGTTTGATGCTGAGTTGAATCGTGGGCGCGTGCAGGCGGCTGAGAAAGCGATTTGGATCATCAATCAGACACTGCAGGCGCGGCACGATTACCTTGACTCGAAAGGGTTTAAGGATGGTACTGGCTTGGTTTGGTACAAGGATCAGCGTCAGACCTTGGTTGTACCGATGCGTGCGGCGGGTAACGTGGTCGGGTGTCAGTTGATTGACGAAGAGGGCAACAAGAAATTCTTGAAAGGTCAGCGCACCAATGACGCAACATTCACGTTCGGTACGGGCGATCCTATTCTGTGCGAGGGTTATGCCACGGGTCTATCTATTCATGCCGCTGTGACCGCCCTACGCGCCCGTAAGAGCGTTGTTGTGTGTTTCTCAGCGGGTAACCTGTCGCGCATCGCCAAGGCGCTTAATAACGTGGTTATCGTGGCTGACAACGATGCGTCAGGTACGGGTGAGAGAGTGGCGCAAGGGTACAAGTATTGGATGAGCGACACCCAAACGGAAGATTTTAACGATTTTCATAGGCGGGTTGGGTTGTTTCAGGCGGCGCAGGCATTGAGGAAATTTTTGAATGGATGAGAACTCAGAACAGTACAGGCATCAGTGCTTGGTTAGGTACGTTATCAGGTGGCGTATCAAAAACAGGAACGAGGCACTTGGATTTATTTCACGATGGATGGAGAAGCGACCAAAAGATTTGTTAGAGCAGGATGTGTACAGGCAGTGGAAGTTAGGCAACCGTGGTATTCACAAAGACTGGAGAATTAAAAATGAGTAAACATTTATCGGATTTTCAGAAGTCATTTCTAGCGCGTGGCACAGGTCAGACGCTGTTCACTCAAAAGGAGTTCGATGAGGGGCTTGCGATTGAGGAAGCCAAGATTATGACCATTGCCATTGAAACGACCAAGACGGCGATTTCGATTGAGCGCGAAGAATGCGCCAAGATTCTTGATGAAATGATTAAGGGGCTTGAGGGGGTTGACGAGATGCCGCTAGTGGTTGGTGTGGCGCTTGATCAGGCGGCGAAGAAAATTCGGAACAGGATGAAAGCAGAATGATTTACATCGGCTTAGACCCCGGCTCATCTTCGGGCGCTTACGGCATCATCAATCACGATGAAGACTTAATTGCTTGCGGCGACATTTTGAGCGTTAACGGTCGCGTTGATGCGATTTTTCTGTATGAAGAGATTATGTCGTGGGTCAACGTATACGACACAGCGATGATCGCGGTTGAATCGGTTCACAGTATGCCCAAGCAAGGGATCGCATCAACAGCAAAATTCATGCGTGCTGCAGGGGTCATAGAGGCTGTGGCGGCGCTTACGCGCTACCCGTGTACCTTGGTTACCCCACAGGCGTGGAAGAAGTACCACGGGCTGATTGGATCGGCTAAGAGCGCGAGTCTTGACACTGCGCGGTTGCACTGGGAAGACGCTGATTTGCGGTTGGTCAAACACCACGGTCGCGCTGATGCACTTTTGATGGCGTTATGGTTAAAAAGGAAAAATCATGGATAACGAAGACTTGGTAGATATTTTTGCAGGCATGGCTATGCAGGGGTTGTTGGCTAATGGGGTGAGCGTTCCCATTGATGATTATGCAAAGGATGCCTATGACATGGCTGAAGCAATGATTAAAGAAAAGGAGAAGCGACTTGCGCGAAAGAAAGTTCGATCCGCACGAAGCAATTGATTTTATTTTTAAGAACGCCCCCAAACTGGCTGCTGCAAAATCGGATCGTATTTTTTTAGAAGAGTTTCGCAAGTCTAAGAAAGCGATCCTGATGCAGCAGTCAGGGCAGACGGTGGTGTCAGCGCAAGAGCGGGATGCTTACGCCCACCCTGAGTACATTGAATTGCTGCGGGGGCTGCAGGTGGCGGTCGAGCAGGAGGAAACAATCAGGTGGAGTTTGATAGCTGCGCAGGCGAGGATAGAAATTTGGAGATCGCAGGAGGCGACCAATCGCACGCAAGATCATTTGACACGCTGAAAATGTTAATTTAAACTAAACGCTCTTATTCGGAGGATTTATGAAAATATTGTTTCAATTTGGCGCAAAGAAGTACACGCCGATCAGTTTGGCAAAGGCTGCAACTCGACCTAACAGCTTGAAATTTCTTGAAGCACCAAGTCGTGTTGCAAATTCTTTAATCTACCCCGATGGGAGGCGTGTATGGGACAAATGACTATTTGGGATTGGGTGTTTGTTTTCTACGCTGTAGCGGCGTTCGTCTTGGGTGGTGTTTGGTTATGGACTACCCGTGAAAAACCCCGCACAGACCCGTTTAAGACGTTTGATGCGCCGTGTCGCTGCGATCATCCTATCAAGTGCGACTTTTACGATAAATGTATGCGAGGAAAAAATGGAACGTGAAATATTGAAAGCATGGTGTGTTTTTATTTTGATTATTGCGGCGATTGTGGGGGTGTGTAATGCATTTTGAAATGGCAAAGAATTTTGAAGACTCAAAGCGAATTGAATCAAACAAACCGATGGAAAGTTTGCAAGAGTATGTTGATTTGTGTGCAGCGCAAGCACGGGCTATTGAGAACTATGCGCGAATCGTTAACAAGCTGAAAGATGAACTGGACAAATTAAAGGGGTTGAAATGAAACACAAACACGCAGAGCTAATCAAGGCATGGGCTGATGGTGCGAAGATTCAAATGCTCGACATGGGCTATTGGCATGATGTAAAAAACTGCGAACCCTTGTTGAACTTGATTGTGTCGATGCCAGTTTGTACTTCGACAACCATGCCGTTCAGATTTATTGCTGCTTCGTGGTTCATTTCTTACCCCTAAATTTACGTTTCACTTTGTCAACAACAGTCAACACCAAAACAAACAAACCAAGCAACAGCATCAGCCCAACCAAAGCCGCACCAATGATGTCATTTACTGTGTAGATAAACATTATTTATCGCCCCTTGCTCTGATTGCTGCGGCAAAAGTTTTTGCAACAATATCGCTTATAGAATTAACGAATTTTGTTTCCGATGTTTGACCGTTAAACGGATACATCATTTCATTAACTTGTT